TTTTTTAATGTTTCTATAAAAAACTTGTAGACGGTGTAGACAAATACTAATTTTCTTTGTATTTATGCGGGTTTTCGGTGTCTACACATGCGTCTACACGGTGTAGACGTTGTAGACATTCGTGCGTCTACGTTGTCTACAAGTTTTGTCTACAGCATTCCCATATTTTGTCTACAACTCCTGTAACTTTCTAAATCCCCTCTGCAGTCCATATGGGCCAAAGCGGGCACTTGTTTTTATCCGCTCCCACCCTCGGATCCGCGCCAATATGTTCCCTATCTTCGTCCTGTCTTGCGGTTTCAGGAAGCGCTGATCCCCGCCGATGCATTCCACCCAGATCTCTATGATGCAGATCTTGTCGAGTGGGACCAGCTGCAGCTTATCGGTCTGGGTATTTCCATTCAGGAACATCCTCCGCTCCTGTATATCCATCTTGTCCCAGTCAACAGGTACTTCTATCTCCAGGAAGTCCATGATCATGCCTTCCCATCCGGAAGCCTCCCGGTGTTCCTCCTGCGCTTCCTGTGCCAAGCGCTCCGCTTCCCCCGTAAGGTACAGCGGCTCACCCATGCGCCAGTACATGACGGCCTCTGCCCAGATCTGGTCGACCTGTCCCGGCAGGTCATCGAACACAGAAAGCCTCGCCTCATTCTCCCCGACGTCGATCGGCCAGAACCGGCGGTTCCCGGTATAGTCCCTCAGGAACTCCGCGTCGTTCGAGGTACCGAAGAAGACGCAGCGCCTCGGGTGCTCCTCTGTCCGCCGGCCGTATGCCGCGCGGTATATGTCAGTGCGCTTCGACAGGAACTGCTTGACTGCGGCGGTCTCATATTTGTTCATGGCATTGAGCTCGCCGATCTCGTTGATCCATGTCCCCTGCAGCATTTCCGCGGCGTCCTTCCCTTCGAAGGTCGTCAGGCTGTCAGAGAACCAGTTCTTCCCGAGCGTGGCCAGCAGCGTGCTCTTGCCGATACCCTGCGGGCCGGCCAGGATCGGCATGTAGTCGTACTTGACGCCACCCGTAACGGCCCTCGCCACGGCAGCGGTCAGGCTCTTGCGTGCAACGGATCTGGTGTAGATGTTGTCATCCGCTCCCAGGTAATCCACGAACAGCGTGTCCACCCGGCGCGTGCCGTCCCATGAAAGGCCGAACAGGTAGTCCCGCACCTCGTTGACCTTGTGCTGCCCGCCTACGATGGCCAGCGCCGCGATCAGTTTGTCCTTTGACGGGATCCCGTAATATGTTTCCATGTACCACAGGATCCCGGCGTCGTCCGTGTCCGTCCACCTGCGCTTCGTATCGTCTGGGCTCCACGGGAGCCTTCCGACCGCGAGGCCGCATCCGGCGAACTCGTCTGTCACGATCTTGTCCTTCAGGTTCGGGTCATGCGTGAGGATCAGCACCAGGTTGTTGATGGTCTTCCGGTACGTGCCGTTTTCCGTCACCGTTAGCTGGTCCCTCCAGTTGTCGTCCGGAATGTCGGCTATGACCGACACGTCGATGCCGGCAAAGGCCTCGTTCGCCTCCTCCTGCCTCTCTTTTGCCAGGAGGCGGGAGACGGCCGTGTCCTTCAGCGCCAGCTCCTGCATCATCCTGAAGCTGGGCAGCCGGTTCGATGGCGTGTCCGGTTTTGCCTCATCATCCTGGTCTCCGAATTTGTGCAGCCGGACCATGTCGAAAGCGTTGACTAGCTGCCCGCTGCACGGATCCGTGGCGTGATGGCTGTACATCCACCTGTCGCCGTCGTATATGATCACGCCTCCGGACGTTGTCCCGCCTGTGTATGTGTACCGGTCATCGCTCTGGGCCTGCGTGTAGATCCCCGGGAGGAATTTCTCCATGGCCTCCCGGATCGTGTACGTCCGGCAGAAAGCGCCGATGATCCCGTTCTTCTCCGTTGGGTCCTGCTGCTTCGCGATCAGCCGCTTCTGCGCTGCCTTCTCGCCTTCCACCGTCGGCCATTGGGAAGCGTCGTGCCAGTCCCCATACATCCGGAGGATGCTGTCCGCTTTCAGGAAGTCCTGGTCGTATACCTCGCAGACATATTCGCTGTCTTTTGAGACGGACGGCCAGAACATCAGGCGGTTTAGCTCGAAAGTAGTAGGGTCGCAGTAGTCGATCCCGAGCAGCTTCGCGACGCGCCGGCAGATCGGTTCATACTCCTCCACGGTCATCGTCCGGTCGGTCGGGATGATCACCCGCAGCCGCGGGGCAGCTGCCCGGTGCTTCCTGGTGGAGTACACCGCTGCCGCGCAGCTTAAGTTCTGCACGGAAGACAGGATAGCCTCTGTTTTGCCCGCCGGTATGTTGTCCAGATCCAGCGTGACAAGGTCGCGGCTCTTAACATTCCCGACCTTCCTTCGCCCGCCCTCGATCACCCCGCCGACAAAGCCCCCGACGTCCTTCCGGGCATCCTGGTCCGCCTTGGACATCTTCAGATATTCCCCCAGCGTCTCCGGTCCCCGGATCGGCGTCCGCAGCCGGCCGCAGAACTCCGACCACTTCATCAGCGATGTTGGCCACGAGGTCGACCACCGTCCGGATCCGACGCTGATGTGCATTTCTTTGTCATACATATCTTCCTAATCCTTCATGTAGTATTCCGTCTCAAATCCGGCTCCCTTCAACAGCAGACCGGGCGCCCAGTCGATCGGGGCGTCCATGAGCGCACACAGGTCCTCCGTATGGACGTCCATAGGCGCATCCACGATCACCTCGTCATGGACGTGGAACACAAGATCCCAGTTCCGCGCCACGACCCTCCGGATCACCTCACACAGGCAGTCCCTGGCGATGGCCTGGACGCAGTTCTCCGTCAGCTTCCCGCCGTACGTTGACTCCGCGCCCCATTTGCCGGTCGTCTGCTTGACGCCGTAGTAGTGGACCGCCGGCCTGCCGAACTGGTTTTCCTTAAGATATGGCTTCGGGTAGTACAGTTTCCGCCCCACCGGCAGCTCGATCGTCAGGAACGATTGTCCGTATATCAGGTCATTTTCCATCCGGAACGTGAGCCTGGCTTTTCCGCCGGCGATCGGGAAGATCCTGTCCTCGCCGGATGACACGCAGCCCATCGCCGCGTCCCCGATCTCGTACCACATGCTGACGGTCTTCGGATGCGATTGCCGCCACTTCTCGACTATGTCCGGGAGTTCCTCTTCCGGGATCCCCATCCTGAGGGCGCCCATGGCGATCATGGCGGACGGCCCGCCCTGGTATCCGAGCGCCAGCGTGGCGATCTTGCCCTTCTGGCGCAGCTCCGCGTTCGGGCCGTGTTTCCCGACAGGAACGCCGAACATGGCGGAAGCCGTCTCGCAGTAGATGTCGTCGCCTCTTGCGAATACGTCCATCACCCACTGTTCTCCCGCCATCCATGCGATCATCCGGGCCTCGATAGCCGAGAAGTCGGCAACGACAAAGTGCCGGCCGTCTGACGGGATGAACGCGGTCCGGATCAGCTGCGAGAGCGTGTCCGGCACGTTTCCGTAGATCATCTTCAGTCCTTCGTAATTTCCGTCCCGTGCCATCCTCCTGGCTGCGTCGAGCGTCTTCAGGTAATTCCTGGGAAGGTTCTGCATCTGCACCAGACGCCCGGCATATCTGCCGGTCCTGTTTGCCCCGTAGAACTGGCTGATCCCGCGGATGCGGTCGCCTTTACCCTTTGCGGTCTCCATGGCCACGTACTTCTTGATCGAGGTCTTCCCCAGCAGCTGACGCAGCTCCAGCGCTTTCCGCGCTTTCGGATCCAGGTCGTCCCGCTGCAGGGCCTCCTCCACTGTCAGTTTCTGAAGGTCAGGAAGGTCACATCCGTTTTCCTTCAGCCACGGCAGCAGCTGCGAAGTGCTGTTCGGGTTGTCCAGCCCGGTGACCTGGACGGCCTGCTTCGTCAGCTCGAAAGTGCTCTGGTCGTTCATGGCCAGTGCCCCCTGCAGCAGCTTCTCGTCGACCTTGACGCCAAGAGCGTTCATCCTGACGTCAGTCCGCCACAGCTCCCACTCGCTCTCCGGTACCTGGAACAGCTTCAGCCGCTGCAGGATCTCATACTCGGCAACGACGTCCTGCCGGTTGTAGTCCACGAACAGACCCCACTTGTCCGGATCGTCCTCCGGGTCGTGGTATTTCTTCTTGAAGTTCTTCGTCTGCTTCTGCGGCGTGCAGAAATACCGGATCAGCGCTTTGCCCGTCAGGGCCTTCTTTTTGTCTTCCGGAAGCCCGATTGCCTCGCCGGTGTTGGCAAGTCCCGCAGCGTAACCGCAGTACAGCGACCATACCATCGTGCACTGCCAGTGTTCGATCGGAGTCACGTATCCAGCGTAGTTCAGGGCGTACCATTCAAAGGCTGCATTGTATGCGTGCTTTATGTACTGCGGGTTCCTCAGGATCGTCACGATATCGTCCGGCAGCTTCCCGTCTCCTTTTGTCAGGTCGATCACCTGCTCCGGCTGATCATCGATCTTGTAGCCGAATAGCAGGATCCTGAAATCCGGATCCTGCATGTATCGGTAGCTTCCTGTCTTCTGGATATCGGCGCCGCTGCGGGTTTCCAGATCGATAGAGATATGGTGCCTGCACATGGCGCCCTCCTTAAATCGGCATGCCGGTGATTGGATCTACCTTCGGCGCTTCGATGCCGGCGAAGGCCTCGTCTACTGACGGAGCGGATCCGCCGAGCGGCTGGCCGTCCTTTGTCTTCATGACTGCATTCAGGCCGCAGCCGATGCCCTTCTTCCCGGAAAAGAAATAAGGATAGAAGTTTACATTCACCCATCCGTAGATCCCGGAATACACATCGCTCTCTGCCACGATCGGCTGGCGCTGCAGGTCGACAATCTTCGGCGGATGATCAGGGTTCGCGTTGCAGTTGATCACCCAGTGGCCTTTGCACTCTTCTCCGTAAGTCTCTCCCGTGCTCTTGACGCCGTCCCCGTCATGGACCGTGGTCGCTACTACGGCTGGAGCCTGTCCGTTCCATTTTGTCTGCAGACCAATCTGCTTCGCCGCTTCGATGGCAGCGTCGATCTGGGCCTTTGCTTTTACGTTGGCTTTGGGAAGGAGCGCTACCAGGGAATACTTGGGATCCTGTCCCGGGATGTTGCTGTAGGGTTTAAAGACATGTACATAACTGAGCCTGCATTCTCCGATTGTTACTGTGTTTGCGTTCATTCGTTTTCCTCCGTTTAATGTGGTTTAATGCAGTTTTTTGTTGAATGCGGATGACTGGGGTCTCCGGGGCAGAGATGTCATCCGCGTGGTCCCCTTGCGGTTCTTAGGCTGTTCCGTGCATGCCGCCAATTATGTGCCCAGTGTGATATTTTTTAAGGTGGTTCCGGTTTCCACCATGGGGGAGTTAATTTGGGGAAGGTTTACTTCCATAGATTTGCAAGACACGCATTTGGCAGCCAAACGCATCTTGCCAGGGGAAAACCCCTGAGACCCCTCGAAAAATGGCAGCCAAACTGGTAATTGCCAGTTTTGCGGTTAATTCCACTTATCGAGCATGAACTTCCACGTACTGAAGTCGATCGGTATATCTGTGAAATCCTCACCGTCTGTCCCGCACAGGATCACTGTCCCGACGATCACATCATGGAATGGTGGTGTGCCCATGATGAAATTCTTTTCGAGCCCGAGGATCTTTCCATCCTCGTTGCAGATCATAATGAGCCCCTTGTCCTTCGAGATGGTAACGGTCTCGATATGCCCTTCTACAGTTTTTTGTAGATTTTTCAGAGACGGACTGATCCATGTCACGTGCCCGTATTTTTCGTCCGGGCGCTTGATGATGACTTTGATTTTTGCTTCCATACATTCCTCCTTTTCACTCCGCGGGATCTTCACTCGAAGGGAAGGTCGATCACTTCTTTCAGCTGATCTTCCGGATCCTTACGCTGCAGCCGGTCATAACAGTCCGGACATATGAATGGGCTCATGGAGAATTGTTCGTGCTCAGATCTCCACTCGCTCACTTCTTCGCCCAGGAAGCTGTCACCGCATACTGTGCATTTCTTCATTCACTCACCCCCTCGAATGCTTCCTCGACTGACGGCGTGTTTGTGATCGCCGGTCTCTTGTCTGATGCCTTGACCAGGGCGGGCTTGCCGGGCGTCTTCTGGATGAATTCTCCGACGGCTTCTCCGAAAGCCTTCTTCCCGACGACCTTTTCCAGGGCAGCCAACGTCAACGCCTTCCTCTCGTACATCATGGTTTCCGGAACGCCGGCTGCCTGCAGTGCCTTGAACGCAGCCTCCTGGTCGGTCCAGTCTCTGGATCCGCGGCCCTCGACTGCCTTGTAGCCCGGTATCTCGTCTCCGGACAGGCAGGCGCCCAGGGCATAGTCCTGCAGATCTTTCAGCCATCTGGCAACGTCTTCGCCCTTCTCTAAGTACCCGCCGACCTCCTCGTTGGAAATCAACGGGGGCAGCTTCCCGATGTCGCCGAAGGCCATTTGGATGTTATAGTCCGCCCGGGCCCGGCACAGCTGCCTTGCCCTGCAGAACCGGCACTGTTCTTCCCCGGGTGCAAATTCTCCTTCGCCATTCAGCGCCAGCTGCGCCCGTTCCTTTGCGAGCGCACCGAAACTGATCAGGTCTTCGATCGGGATCTCCCAGACGGAAGGATTGACGGACAGCCTCGGCTGGATGATGACCATCTTTACCCGTTTGATGTCGTACACCAGGCTGAACTTCTTCCAGGCACCCAGGGCGTACAGCTGCATCTGTGTATTTCCTTCTGCCTCGACCTTGACGCCCTTCCCGAACTTGAAGTCCGCGACCAGAAGTTTGTCCCCGCCGATCATGATGCAGTCGGCGGTCCCGAAACCATCCGGGATCCATTCGGACAGGTCCAGCCTCGTTTCAAGAGCGATATGCGGCCTCTCCGAAAACTCCAGTGCGTGGATGTCGAGCTCTTCCACGTAGTTATCTGTGAACTCTTCCATCTCGTCGAAGTACAGCGGATCCTTCCGCAGCTTGTTCAGTTCCCTTGTGGCCACGTTCTTGGCCATGTACCCGATATCCGACTTTTTGAAGAACTTTTGCCTCGCCTTGATCTCACAGATCTCATGGGCCAGCGTCCCTTCCCTCGCCGCTTCCGACGTAGTATCCGGAAACTGTTTCTCAAGCTGGGCCGAAGGCGGGCAGGCCATCCACCGGACGGATCCGGATGCGGTCAGGTCCGCATGTGCCCTGCTGCTATGGTCAGCCATCACAGCACCTCCAGATCCGCCATGAACGCTGCGAGCTGATCCTCCGGGATCGAGGGCAGCGCCGGCACGCCATACTTCATCAGGAGCGCCTGCAGCTGCGTCTGCTTCCCCGCGTCCATCAGCGCAATGGCTTTCGTCTGAACGTCCTGCCGGGTGACGGCCTCCCATGGGGCCGGTGCCGGAGCTGAGGGGGCCGGAGCCGGTGCGGATCCTGTTGTCGCGCCGGCGCTTGTCGTCTGTGGGGCGACAGCGGGCACCACGGCTGGGGTAGTAACTATTGCCATTCCCTGCTCCGCCTTTGCGGGCATTTTCTTCATATTCTCCAAAAACTGGATCAGCTCCTTCTCAGAGTTAAGTGTGATTACGATCTGCATTCTTTTACCTCCTTGATCATCTCCGGCGTAGTGCACGCCTTAATTAACATTCTCAGCTGATCCGGTTCGAGTCCCATGTCTTCATATTCCCCGAGCCTCTGGATCAGTTCGTCTTTCTTTGCCAATGACCAGTATCCCGATTTGATACCGTTCATTCTCTGTGCCGTTAATCTTCCCATTCTTTCCTTTCTGTGCTATAGTTTCGCTATAGTTTTGCTATAGTTCTGCTATAGCTTTGCTATACGTGCTGGTGCCGTGATTTCTATCCCCATAGCTCACGGCACTTCCTTATGCTTTCTTTCATCAATCCTGTGAATGGTCCCGTCCGTCTTGCGGTAGATCGTCATGATCCCGTGCAGCCGGTATGCGACTTCGCACTCCGTAGGATCAAACCCGGACTGATACATCAGTTCCCTCTCTTCCTTGACCGGTTTCCGTGGCGTGATCTCAAGCATCCTGATCACCGCCTTCCGGTACTACCCAGACACTCCGGTACTGTTCGCCAAATCGAACACAGTCCCCATAGTCCCCGAGGTAGATGTCACACCATTCCGATCCCAGGTATCCCGGACCGCGATCCTGCACAGTCCAGAAGCCGAGGCCCTCGATGTAGATCTGCGTGCCGAACGGCAGACTGTTGTGCGCGAGTGTTGTCCCGATCTCCGGATATAATCCGGAAGCAGTCGCGCAGCCTGTCTCGTAGTACGCCGTGATCCTCCACTGCCCCATCCAGGTGAAGTCTTCCAGCGGATCCTCGTCCGTCAGCCACTGGGCACTCAGGAAGCCATCAGACGTTTCGAACCAGTCTCCCTGGTATTTCCCCTGTACTTCCGTGCCGAATGGCAGGATGGCCACGACCTGTGCATCCTGTGAAGGCTCTGCGCGGATGTTCAGCCCGCTTTGGGCGGATACCCATGCCGTCAGGACAGCTGCGGCGATCATGTGTGCCTCCTCATGTAGGACAGGCCCATCTCATCGGTTACCCAGTCATAGCGAGGCTTCCGGTTCTTCCGCGGCTCCGTAGCGAAGGCATACACCACCACCGCCACAAGCCCGACAAACATAGCCAGGAAAAGTGCTTTGATCGCGTCCATCTGTGTGAAGTTCCAAAGGGCGTCAAATCCGAAGATGGCTCCCAGGACGCCTGTCGCCATTGCCCCATAACCTCGTATTGTCATCATGCTCCCCTCCTTAATACTTTTCGTATTGCTTCCAGCTCCCCCAGTGTCATCGTCGAGATATCTCCCTTTTTTCCGATCCGTCTGGATAACGTCGCCCGGTTGATCCTGGCGCGGTCAGCAAGCTCGTTCTGGGTGATACCCAGAGCTTTCATCCCTCCGCCGATCTCACTCAAGATCTCGATCTTCCACGGATCCGGACGGATCAATGGTTTTACTCTTGGCATTCTTGTCCTCCTTTTCTGCATCTGGGTAACTTATCAAGTTACTTCTTTGGCAAAAAAAATATCCATGGGGTTCTCGATGCCCAGATTATCAATCATTTTTTCTATTTCATCACTCCCAAAAATACCGATCTTCATTTTTTCATAAAAGGTTTTTGGCGTAATTCCAATGATTGCAGCGACATCTGCCTGAGAAAGTCCTCTCTCAGCTATAACCCCACGGAGTTTGTCTGTTCTGATCAAGTTCTCACCTCCTTTCAAAACCAGTAACTTGTCAGGATACTCACATGATAGTCTGTTTGTTGTAACTTGTCAAGTTATTATTGTTTGCAAAACAAACATTTTTGTGATATTATCAGGATACGGGGAGATGGAGGTAAATCCAATGAGTACAGTTGGGCGCAGAATAAAAGAATTGAGGGAACAGGCAGGCTTTTCACAGGTTGAGTTTTCTGAGAAGCTCGGAGTCTCAAAACAAACATTATATAAATATGAAAATGATATCATCACAAATATACCATCCGATAAAATTGAGCTCGCTGCATCACTTCTCGGTGTATCACCTGCAGCGTTGATGGGGTGGGCCGCGCCGGAGGAGTCATATTATCTTAATGATGATGCTAGGGATCTTGCTCAGTTCTTATTTGAAAATCCGGACTATAAAGTACTGTTCGATGCGTCCCGGAATGTGAAGAAGGAGGACATCCAGTTCGTCAAGGATCTGATTGACCGTATGTCCGGAAGAGAATAACTGGTAGCAATATTCACCACCTCAGGGAGTATAATAAAAACCCTCAAAGGAGGTGATCGCATGAATGAAGTTGTAACCAAGCTGATTAACCTGCCGATTGCAATACACGCTTTTACTGTCCGGACGCCGGACGGAGACTTTTGCATCTGTATCAACGCCAGGCTGGGCAGCACCGCGCAGCTGCAGGCCTATAAACACGAACTGAAACATATAGGGAGGGATGATTTATATAAAAGAGGATCTGCAGATCTGATCGAGATCTATGCACACAGGTTTTAAGGAGGCGCAATATGAGAAAAGTAGTGTTTATTTGTTTATGTATTTTCTTATTAACGACACCGTTATACGCTCAACAGTATTCAAATTCAGATTTTTCCTTTGAATATGACGATGGCGTTTTATTTGTGGAAGAGAAAAATGACACTATTGCGTTAAAATCCATAGACATTCCAGAACCCAGCGAAGGCCACAATACAGTCCTTGGATGTCTTAAACAAAAGAACACAGAATACTCAAACAGTTATTCAGAACAGGACATCTCTGGTTTTATGGCACAATTTGCAAAAGTGATGTGTTACGGATTATTTGATGTAGATCCTGGCATATCTGTAAAATCTGAAAGCACCCTCTATTTGGATGATGGTTCTTCCGAATACATAATTGAATTATCTGATGGAACATTTGAAAGCGTCAGGCTGTTAAATTACGGAGAAACTCTTTACTATGCTATTCTTAGAATTTGTCCGTATTCTGCTGATATCGCAGATGCTTATAAAAATGCTTATTACAGCATTGAATTGAATCAAACAAATGATAACAATGAAAATGATCAATCAGCCAAAATTGAAGAGCTTGAATTGATTATCATGGAGAAAGATATTCAAATTTCCCAGCTTAACGAAATCAATGATAAAAATGAAGCAAAAATCGAACAATTGGAAGAAGATCTGAAAGAGGAAAAGAAAAAGGTTGAAGATCTCAAGAAAGCACTATCAGAAGAAACCGAACAAACGGAAACAGAACAGGAAAAGCCAAAAGTTACAGTTGCTCCAGTAAAATCTGAAACATCTGAGCCAACTGTCGGTCAAAAGAACGCCCTGAATCGGGCAAAAACATATTTGGAATATTCAGCATTTTCGAAGCAGGGGCTAATAGAGCAGCTTGAATATGAAGGATATACACACAACGAAGCCGTATATGCTGCAAATCACTGTGGGGCAAATTGGAGTGAGCAGGCATACAAGAGAGCGCAAACATACTTGGAGTATTCTTCTTTTTCAAAAGATGGATTGATAGAACAGCTGGAATATGAAGGCTTTACTCATTCGGAAGCCTATTATGGTGCAACCATGGCATACAAATAAAAAAACCGCCCGTCCTGTTGCAGCAGGAACGAGCGGAAGTTAAGTGGTAGAATGTTTCCACCGGATTAACGGAAATATTGTACCACTTTTCAGAATACAATGAAAGGTGGTATTTTTATGCCTACAGCCAGAAAACTTCCATCCGGAAGCTACCGCGTGCGGATCTTCAGCCATGTCGACAGATCCGGTAAGAAGATCTATGAGTCCTTCACCGCTCCGACGAAGGATGAAGCGGAGGGTCTGGCATCCGATTGGAAAAGGAGCCGGAAAACACGCCCCGCCGATATTACTGTTGGAGCTGCGGTCGATGATTATATCAAGGCCAAGCGCGGCGTCCTGTCTCCGTCCACGATCAGGGGATACAACGTCTGCCGGAAGCGGTTCGACGGGATCCAGAACCTGAAGCTCCGCAACGTGACCACGGCCACGATCCAGCCATGGATATCGGAGCTGTCTGCAGAACTGTCCTGGAAGACCGTGCAGAACACCTATGGCCTATTAACGGCCGTCCTGAAGTATTATGTCCCTGGGACCACGCTTACCGTCAAGCTCCCACCAAAGACAAAACGGTTCTACGACCTCCCATCGGACGAGGATATCCAGACGCTCCTGGAATACACAAAAGGCACGGAGCTCTGGACGGCGCTCATGCTTGCCAGGTATTACAGTCTCCGCCGCAGTGAGATCTGTGCGCTCGATACTTCTGACCTGAAAAATAATATCCTTACAGTCCGCCGGGCCTGCATCCTGGATGAGAACGGAAATTATATCACGCGGGACATACCGAAGACGTACAGCTCGTACAGGCGCGTCCTGATAGCCGATCCGCTGCTTTCCGCGCTTCAGGCCGGACAATTCGTCAGTTACAATCCAGGAACGCTCTCAGACCGCTTTCACGCTGCTCTGAAGGCATCCGGTGTAAGCCCATTCAACTTCCACCTGCTCCGCCATGTATTTGCCAGCAAAGCAGCACTCAACGGCATCCCGGACTTCTACACGGCGAAGATGGGCGGATGGGAACAGAATTCATCTGTATTAAAAGAGATCTACCAGAATGTCCAGGAAAGCGATTTGTTCGAACAGATGAACCTCCTGAACGGCCTGATGCAGAAAGAGTATGACACGAAATATGACACGAAAAAGAAAAGCCCCTGAAAAATCAGGGGCTTTAGCGCAGTTCCTAGGGGAATCGAACCCAAAGACAACGTTTTTCTGAAAACTCCGTATATATCAGGCATTTCAAAAATGCCGTATTTATAAGGGTTTCCAGTGTATCATGTATGAAACAGAATATCAAATATGAGATAGAATACCATGTCATAAACAAAAGTATGACACGAAATATGACACGACATTATCCCTTCATGACAATGAACGCTCCGGAGATCCCTGCCTTTTCCAGGTCATCCACACGGTCGATGGCGTTCCTGGGGTTCTCGAATGATCCGCAGTATACTCTCATCATGTCCGTCTGTTCTATAAAGCATCCGAAGCCGGACTTCTGGGCGACTTCCGCCACTCTCTTATCGGCATTGGCCTTGGCATTGAAAGCACCGACCTGCACCCTGTAGATGTATGACCCTTTCAGCCGGAGGACGTATGCCACCTTCTTGTTGGAGTGGGCCAGTGATCCGATCCACTTCTTGAACGGAGCACCCTCACCATTCCCGACACAGTAAGCATGGCCGGTATCATATGACAGCGAGTCTCCGTAATAAGCATTGGTGTGGGTCATGTTTGTATACGTAAGTATATCACCTGGCTGGATCATGCCCTTCTTGACAGCTGTTTTGACTGTCTTTTTCAGAGTGATGATGTCAAAATACTTCTTGCAGTCCGCTTTTGCTTTGTCTGACAGCCAGACGATCTTATTCAGACCGCCGTACCACTGCAGCGCACTTGCCGGAATGCCTGCCTCCTTACAGGCGAAGCTGACTCCGCCCATGCAGTTGGTGATGTACTTCCCTGCCGCTCTGGTCTTTTTAAATGTAGGTTCAGACCGTTTCCCGTTGTAGTAGCGCCACTGGTGGCCCTCGGCGTTATCGGCCTTTACAACACGGTTCAGGCGCTTCATGGCGGCGAGCAGGTCATCTATCTTCACATTCATTTCGCCACCTCCTTGATAATTGCCGGAATTGCAATCTTTTCCAGAGCATCTTTCCTCTGCCATGCATTGGCCTTGTCCTCGAATGATCCGCAATAGACGTGATACAGGCCGTCTGTAGCCTTTTCCGTGAAGCACTTATATCCGCTTCGCTTCTCGGTCGTAGAGGCGCAATCCGTGGCTCTTCCGCGCTTCTCATAGGCGCCCACCTGAACACGATAGATGACGGAAGGTTCAGGAGTCGGAGTCGGTTCCGGAGTCGGCTGCGGATCGGCCGGTACGTCGTACTGGGTGAGGTTGAAGCGGTTGACGATGTTCATCAGTTTAGATACATAGTTGATATCGGTCGCGTATCCACCCGCTTTGATCGCCCGGATCTGCCCCTCTGCTGTCTTAATATTCTCGATGCCAGGATATCTCCGGACACTGCCGTTCATGGCTCCGAGGTAATAGGCGGCCCGATCAGCAACGCTGTCCTCCATGCAGGGGTACTTCCGGAAGTCTGCATAGACGTAGTATGGATTTCCGTTCTTATCCTGTTCCTGTGTCCTCTTGTTGTACTTGGAGACGCCGTCCCACGTAGATCCGGGCCATGTATTGCCGGAAAGAGAGCACTTCATTCCGTGCATATTGTTGGCATTCTGTGCAAGATCCGTTGTTCCGCCGCCAGACTCCAGCCATGCCTGTGCCAGACCTACGGAAGCCAGCAGGCCGGTCTCCTTTGCCACCTTCTGATACAGAGGGGCCATGAACTTGATCTTCTCAGCCTCTGCCATTCCGTTCATGCTGACTGCCTGAGTGCCCTTTGCTTCGTTGGTGTATACAGGCTTGCCGTTCCAGTCAAAGACCGTATATCCTGCCGGGCAGTGGTCGATGGCGTTCTTCAGGATCTGGTAGGCTCCGAGCTGTGAAGCAGAATTCTCCCACGATGTCCTGACGCGGTAATACTGATCGACCTGGATTTCTGTCTGCGGATTGTAGTCAGTTCCGGAAGCACCGATCATCTGCTTGAACCTGTTCCAGTCGCCCTTTGCTCTGATCTGGCTCGGGCAGTTCTTTGCACAGATGTCATAATGCTGGTAAACACGATCAGCTGGAATTCCGTGCATCTTCATCAGCTGCTTGACGACATCCACGGTATTCTGGAACGCCTTCTCATAGTCGTATCCGGCATTGACGCACATCTCCACACAGATGCTGTTTCGGTTATTGATCTTTCCGAACAGCTTTCCGCCATAATTGACGCCGACATGCCACGCTCCTCGGTTGTACGGAAGACACTGATAAGCTGCTTTGTCATCAGTGACGATATGCCAGCTCATGCCGGACATGTATCCGGCCTTGAGCCCCTCGGCGTGAGCTTTTGCGTCCGCTGTGGATTTAAAATTGTCCGTGTTATGTACAACGATGGCTTCCGGTGTATTCGTGTCGTAGCTGTTATTGGTTGTCAGATACTGAGTCTGTATTTTCATTCCAACCTCCAATACAAAAAAGAGGGAGAGCCTCTGCCCTCCCAGTCATTCACTTGCGATTATCACAATGATGGCAAACATAACAATGATAACCGCATATCTCATTCTTCTTCCTTCTTATCCTCACTATGGGTTTCTTCTGCAGGTGTAGGATCAGGCTCAGGTTCGTCATCTCCTGATACCATGGTATCCATTGCCTTCTTCAATCTTCTGGTGATCCATGCCGGAACCGGCAGCCCTGCCTGATCGAGGTTCTCGATGACCGAGAGCAGCTCCATGATGCAGACGTAGATGCTGATGAAAATATAGATGTTCGCAGGAAGCGCAATGGCAACCTGTACCACATACGCCAGCACCAGAATGACGATCTCCCCGCTCTTCCGGAACAGACCCTTCCGCATCTTCGTGCTGTCCCATGTTCCGTTCACGCTTGCCTGGATCCACCCGGTAAGCACATCAGCTCCCATCATGATGATCGGTAAAAGTAATGTCCAGTAACTGTGTGTGTATGTGATTTTGTCAAGCACTTCCATAATGCCCACCTCCATGAATTCAATGAAAAAGGACCCCGAAGGGTCCCAACAATTATGCGCTGAATTTTTTGTATGAAGCCTGAACACCTGAGTTCTCGACATTTACATAAGTCATTGTCGTGTCGATACTGCTGTGCCCAAGCAGTTTCTGTATCTCCTGTACGTTCATCCCACGCTTTGCGAGGCCGGTTGCGAATGTCCTCCTGAAACGATGTGGATGTACGTTTTCAACTCCCGCTCTTTTTGCTATCGTCTTGAGAATGTGACGGATGCCTTGAACCGTGAGTGTTTCATGTGTGTGATTGTAGAAAAGACTGTCCCCTGTTTCCTGACGGTCGTTAAGGTACTGAAGCAGATGTTTGGCACTGACTGCTGTCGTGTATGTCATTCGCTCCTTGGAGCCTTTGCCATGAACTACATGTACTGACAGATCCGAGAAGTTGATATCCTGGACCTTCATCATTGACAGTTCCGATACACGGACACCGGTTGATAATAGCATTTCGAATATCGCTCTCTCCTTCAGGCTCTTGCATGATGTACGCAAGGCATCGATTTCGACTTCGGAAAACGCCTTTTTCAACTCATCGTGGTACTTTACCGGTTTTATCTTTGCCAGCGGGTTCTTGGTTATCAGTTCCTCGTTCAGCATCCACTGGAAGAACGCTGACAGATTTGAACGTGTGTTTTCTACTGACCGCAATGATATTCCACGTTCCTGTTCCAACGCCAGATAAAATCTGATGTCATAAGTCCCCATCTCAGTGAACGGTTTCTTCATCGTATCAGACATCCGATACAATGTTCTTGTGTACTGATAAATTGTTTTATCCGACTTGCCGTCTACCATCAGGCAAGCGCGGTACCTTTTTATCAGCTTGTTGTTTACGTCATCCAGCGGGACGAGGTCGGTGCATCGTTCGGTGATTTCATACTCTGACAGTGCTTTCAGAATGATGTTGGAGATCATGGTTACTTGGTCTGGAGCGAACTGATTGATAAGTTCATTCTCCACATCCTGGATGAGGGACATGCGATAATCTTTAGAATTGGACATAAAAATACCCCCTTTGACAATGCAAACGAGGCGTGATACTATGATCTCGCCTACGGGCGGAGTCGCGCTTTCTCTGATTGGTGGTCAAGGAGCGCGGCTCCTTTTTTCAGTTGTTATGCCCTATCTTATCGTATGATCCCTTGTCCAGTCAAGGACCAAATTTCTGATTATAAGTGTCCTTTTAATCAGTCTTTCTGCATCATTCTGATCTCAATTTCTTCCAGAATCTGCCGCATCAATTCAACTAATTCCGGGTCGCTCAGACGGGCGATTTCTTCATCCGTCATACGGTTCGCCAACGATCTCCTCATATTCTGCTGCTGTGATCCATCTGCGATTGACGGCGTTTTTGACAGCTTTCTTTTTCCATTCTCCAGAGTCATAATAACCCTTTACCAGTTCAAACTTTGCGGAATGTTCACTCATCCTCTTCGCCCTCCTCATCTTCTTCAGACGGGTCTTCAAGGTTGCCCATCATGATGTTATAATCCTGCACTGCTTTACTGTGCGCCGCTCTTGCCTGTGCCACTTCCTGTTCTGCCATCTGCTCAACTGACATCCCTAATTTGTTAATTTTCATATCGTAGTCCTCCACAAGCTATCATAATAGCCTCTCATCCGAGTGATCAATTTGTAGCTGTTTCCCTTGGATGCGTTCGCTATCCAACTGCGGAAACATTCGTCTGCTTTGGCTTTTGGTATCTTGCCTTGCTTCGCAAGGTTGACCAACCTTCGCAGTTTTCTGCGCTCATGACGTACATTTGCGCTGTTCAATGTCATAATAACCTTACCCGTGGAAGTTATTCGATATTCGAACCCGAGAAAAGTAAAGCCCTCTGACAATGGAGTAATGTGAGTTTTTTCTTTGTTGAGCGTGAACCCGATTTCACCAAGTTCATTCTCAATGCTTTGCAAGATGTCTTGCAGGACTTCAAGGTCATGGTGTATTACGGTAATATCATCCATATACCTGATATAGTGCCGTGCGTGTAGCCGTTCTTTGCAATAATGGTCAAGGTCGTCAAGCAGTGATATCCCTGCTATTTGAACCATCTGTGATCCCGGATTGTAACCGATATCACCGACATATTGCGTGTCAAGAACCTCGCACACAGCGTCATATGCTTCGTCTGGAAGATACCGCCTGAATTTCGCTTTCACGACATCGTGCCGCATATTCGGGTAATATCCGTGAATATCAATCTGCAATATGTATCCGTCAGTTCCATGATGACTGTAATGATTCCACAGATGTTTTTTCAGTCTGGCACGGGCAAAATCAATTCCCTTTCCTTTCTGACAAGCGCAATTATCAATGATAAATGACCTTGAAATACTTGGATAGAGAATGTTGTCATTTATGCTCCGTTGATACACCCTGTCTTTGAATGATATGCTTAACCCATCACGCCTTTTTGGGTACACAATTTGGATTTGCTTCGGTTTCCCGGTTTTCCATGTACCGCTTTCAATTTTTCCATCCATTCTGTGAGTTTCCTCAACGGCGTTGAGATTATAGTGCTTTGTCGAGGGTTTCCACATGACTCCCCTTTTGCACTTCATTGCGGATTCCCACAGCGCATCAAATTCTTTAAAATCTTTCATCCTTTATGTAATAGCAGGGCAGGCTCGGAAGTCTCCTGCATCATATCGGTATTGTTTAGCCTTTCGGCAGGGATTTCAGTTCCTTGTGTTTGGTGTATCGGGAAACCCGGTACTGTGTATCGGTATTCATTCCCCATGTCAACACAATCGGGGAGAACCTATTCGCATTGCTGGCGTTGTTGTTGTTGACATTGCCGCTCGAGTTGACATTCCACGTATTGTTCGCATTGCCACGGTTCGCGCTCCGCAAGCGGACGTTCTGAGCATCAACTTACGTCCCGATATTGCTTCGCATTTGCTTCATGCCACTTTCGGATTAGACCTCTTGTGTCAATCGCCATTTGCGACCAATATTTTACTTTATTCCCCTTCAGGTGGAACAAACGTCTGGCCATGTTTATCAAGGCAAGTAATTCATTGCATTTCGAGATTGCCGCCATTTGTAGTTTCTCTCGTTCTTTCCATCTTCCGTTGTCTTTCTGCACATATACGTTGTTCCCATTCCATGCGTAGACATATATATCTTTTGCACATTTGATGATATCGTTCGTCAATGCTTCCTGATATTCTTCTTTGAAGATGTTTTTGTTACTGTAAATCTTTATCGTATGCAATGATAATTCCATAGCTTTTTGGCAGGCTTCAAGTTGGCGGTTTGCAGGTGTGTCGGGAACGTTTCTTTGTCCGACGTTTACTGCCATATATACCTCCATGTCCCCGCATCCAGTGGGTGCGGGGAGTCAAAAGATCAACTGGATTATAAGACTACAAGCGGGGAGAACCTAATCGCACTGCTGGCGTTGGCGTTGACGACAAGGCCGCTCGAGAAGACATGCCACGTATAGCTCGCACTGCCACGGTTCGCGCTCCGCAAGCGGACGCTCTGAGCAGATGTATGGCTCTCCACAGCATATGTAATAATCTGCGGATACGTACCGCCCTGCGCCATTACGGTGTCACGACCACTTCTGCGCTTCCAATACTCATGGTATTCACCTTCTCCAGACTTCTGCGGGTTGATAAACATCTGTTCAAGCGACGGAAGAAACACTTTATCCACGGTAATGTCGGGAGTATTACCACCAGTGTCATCCTGAACAGTATTCGGATACGTTGTAACCTTGATGGGTTTGATATGTTCAACAAAGTCCTCGGGCATGCCGGACAGGAAACCCGCCTTTGTTGTTAACTGATCGGGCGCAATGTCCCATTCGTCCTGCGCAACCCACCAACTCCCGATTGCCGCCGCCGAGTTAAGATACTGCCTGAGCGCAGATGTCTTCCATCTATTCCACCCATAAGCGGTTTCCTGCATGGAGTTGAGGTTGCCATTTCTCTGTGTCGCTTTGATTGTCCCGAGGCTCGTTCCGCTTGCTGTGAAAGTAGGCGTGATAGTCTCGAGAATCGTTTTGCCATCTGCCGAGTACGTGTAAATCCTCCAGTTGCTTTTTGCCTGATCGGGCGCACCGTAGCAACCCGCCACCCTTCCTCCTGACGGAACGGCAACGGTTGTTGTGAAGCATACAACATCACCCGCCACTACATTTGAACCCCACGAAGATTCTATTGTGAAGTAGTATGTTCCCACGGCAAGACCATCTGGGCATTTCAGGAACGCTCTCTGGTGGGAGAACTGCACGCCGAACGGGTGGGCATAATGTGCCTGAAGAAACGGTCTGTTGTTGAGAACTTCACCGTCAGCCAGTTCAACAGTTCCGATGTGGTTCAACTGGAACGGATATGTATATTCCTGATTATTGTTTGCGGTGTCCTTCCATGTCTCCACGAACTGGTCACCGATTGCGTACGCATCTCCAAACAGACCAGAATCCGCAAGCGTTGCAAGCCCCTGCCAGTCAGACGCGAGGTCTCTCAACGCAGATGCCGCAAGAACTTCAAGCATTGCGTTCTGCTTATTCATTGCCGCCTCAAACGTTTCGTTGAGTACAACAGGTTTCGTAATTTCGCTCATAATGCGCCCTCCTTATACGTTATATGTGACGCATAATGCGCCATTAACTACCGACAATCCCAACTTACTAAAATCCTGCTTTAACGCAGAGATTTCCGCTCCGATCGTCTTCTCCTCCACATGGGCAGAGTTCCAGGCGCCGGCAGCGTGATCCGCCTTGAACTGGTACAGCTTTTTCTCATAATAAACATACTGCCCTACAGTGTAGGCCGTACTGGCTGAAAACTGCGGGGCAATAGATTTCGGGTTATTGACATAATTCTGGTTTGTCTTCGTGCCGTTCTTTTTGATCGGCAGCGTGACAGAGTCTAATACTCTTGCCATTATTCACCCTCCTCCTCAACTATAATATTTCCGTCCTCGTCAGGATCCGTGAATACATACGCATCCGAGTCGATCTCAACGTTTCCGGAGCCCTCAGAGTAACCTTCTTCCATGCCCATCGCATAAGATGCTGCATCAAACATATCAATCCCTCCTCCACGGCAGCCACTGTGAAGTGTTCTCATTGAAGTGATACATGGTCGCTGTATCGATTTCCATCAGCCTGGATCCAAACGCCACATCCATGGGTTTGTCTTCCGTAGACAGACAGGTCCCGGATATCCATTTCTTATGGTTCCCGTCTGCCCTCGGTACTAAAACTACCTGTTCGAGATGCATGCTATACCCTCCTTATGATCCTGTGGCGCCGATCGCGCCTAATGTGATTATTATGTTGCCGTCTTCATTGGGGTCCGTGAATTCGATAAGTGTATCCATGGCCTCGTCGATTTCTTCCAGTGCCTCCTGGGCAGCTGCCTCGAGTTCTTCAATACCGGCAGCAACAGCCTCGTCAAAGACATCGACGCTCGTCTCGCTCTCCGGAGCTCCTTCCCCGAGGCGTTCTTCCACAAAGATATAAATGTAGAATGTGGTCAGTACCTCGCTGTTTTTCTCCAGGTGAACCTGGCACCTGCTTGTGCCGGCCTCTGCGACCATCTGGGCCGTGAGCCCGAAAGTGATGTCGTTGTTCGATACCGTGGCGCTTACATACACGGCCAGCCCGGAAGGCTTCTCAACAAAAGCCCTTGCCGTTGTTCCGGACGGTAGTGTTACGTCCCGGATGTGCATCACCACCGTATTCCCACTGTCCCCCTGCACCGCCCGTATAAACCCCCGCTCCGCATCCCGCAGCAGGTATATGTCGACTTCTTTCGTGATCATGTGTCCTCCTTTACATAGTGTATGAAACAGTGAAACGATATAGCGTTGATGCCTGGACTGAGCCTGTTGTCAGCAGTCTGACCCAATCGTTATCAACCGGATCCGTATAGAATGTAACTTCTGTTGTTCCGCCTTCCTTATACGCTTTGAAGAACAGCTGGTGGCGGGGTTTATATCCAGAAGGCAGCTTAAATATACCGGCAAAAGCCGCAGCGTTTATAGCGCTGCCGGTAGTAAGCGCTCCGGATAGCGTCACCATATGTTTAAATCTTGAGATCCTGGCCGACAGATTATGCCCTGTATTGGTAAATCCTGTGTTTATAGCAGATGCGTCAAGTACATCAGTAGAATAATCAGAGGCTAATACGTACTTCTGATCCAGCGCGACCCCGCCCTCATATATTTTATGGGCGTTCATGTCGCCCGCCTTGTCGACATACCAGAGCATTGAGATCCCGTTTGTATCTTCCCGTTTGATTGCCAGGACCGCGGTCTTCGGAAGGCCCGCCACGACCTTGCTGTACTCCTTGGTGCCGATGATACCCGGCATCAGATCAAATTTGCTGACTGGCTGCAGTGTGTTGTTTTCATCATAAATATTTATGACGAACTGATACATCTCTGAAGCTGTTGCAGAAGGCAGCTTCATGATCACTTTGATATAGGCTTCGTCAATGTCATTCCTGACCGTGAACAAATGTGAGTAGCTTCCTGCCGGGCTCAGCTGCGCATCCTCCGGGAGGCCGGCATAGATCTCCGCCTCTTCAACCTGGCGCTCCCATTCTTCCCACTCATTGTTCTCATATGTCAGATATCCATAATTTGCTGTGATATAGTAACCACTTGCCGAACAGTAATATGCGTCCTCGCCCAGGTATTCCAGGAGCGTATGGACATATGTTTCCTCAAAATCCGGGATGTAATACTCATCAAGCGTACTGTTGTAATAACGTGGGCCCAGTGCTTCAACATATACAAACCCACCAACTGTTATTGATCCGGCTTTGGTCTCCAGCGTTGCATCCCCATATGCGTAGTCACTGGAAATGGAAATACTCCATCCCGCCTCAACACCGCCGATATAAAAGACGATCTCATCCTCCTGGGTGTACCACTGTTCCACAAGCAGGCCGTTGTCGCTTGTTTTGGTGAGCGTATAGGCATATCTGATATCCGCATTTTGGAATACAGTTGTGATCTCTGAGTCACTGTATTTGGTCACTGAATACAGCATCTTCGCCAGAAGATCCCATCCGCCGATCTCGCCTTTGGTGCCGGCGATCGTCAGGCCGGTGATCTTCCCGGTGGCCGTAATGTTCTGTGCAAACAGATCCGCCACATCGATCTTGACCGCCCTTATCGACGCCGGGGTGATGATCTGTCCGTCAAGCGTGTCCGAATTGACAGAAGACGCTGTTCCGAGGTTGTTGAGGGCATACAGAA